CCAGAAGGTATGGAAGTTGAAATGTTTATGAATATTGTAACTGATAACGGTTCTTTAGCACAAATATCTAAAGTCCATACATGTATAAGAATATTAGCACAAGAATCCGGGTATACATTTGAAGAAATGAAACTTCTTGTAAAACAAAGATCAGGATTGTGTATAGTATTTACTGAAGGTGGAGTAGGCCAAGAGATATGTAAATCTTTTGGTGAATGTACTAAAGATGAATTATCAATGGCTATTCAAGCCTGTATAGAAATAGGAGAAATATATAATATTAAGCTTGATTAGGAGCTACATAGCCTTCATCCTCTGGCTCTAATATTTCTTTTTCAGTATAACCATCATTATCTTTAGCAACTTTTTCAATTTCAGCAAGCATAATAGTAATAGTATAGAATGATCTTTCTAATTCATTCATATTTTCATACTTACCAGCCATAATAGTTTTAAGAGATTCTTCTCTTATCACTTCATCTGACTGTTGTTGAAACAAATAAAATAATGTAGATTTAAGCATCATGTAGTATGCTTTATTTACTTTAACATCTAATATGATGTCATCTTTGAGTTCTTTAACTTTTATTGCCATAATACAAATATATATAAAAAATGAAACAAACACTTGATATTGAAGAAATAAAAGAAAAATTGTATGCCAAATTAGAAGCATCAGGATGGGCTATTAAACTTAGAGGATTCATATTCAGTAAAGAATTTGATGATATTATTAAAAAGTTAATAAAGCAAACTCAAGATGGTAAAAGATTTACACCTACAATTAAAAATTGGTTCAGAGCATTTGAAGAATGTCCTTATAGTGAACTTAAAATAGTTATAGTAAGTCAAGATCCATATCATGGTATTCACCAAGCTGATGGTATTCCATTTAGTTTAAGTAATAGTACAGAAACATTATCTATTCAAAAATATTTATTTGATGCTATTGATAGAACTGTATATGGTGGATCAAACCAAGTAAACAGAGATAAAGATCTTAAAAGATGGAGTAATCAAGGTATTTTATTACTAAATACTGCATTGACTACTACTATTGGAAAAACAGGTCAACACCAATTTATTTGGCAAACTTTCACAGCATATCTTTTTGACTTTTTAACATGGAATTGTCCAGGATTAGTATACATTTATATGGGCAAAACTGCTCATCAATGGATGGATGCTGTAAATGACAATAGTTATAAATTCAAAATCAGCAATCCTGCAAGTGCATTATTTGATTATGATGAAATATGGGATTGTGGAGATGCCTTTACTAAAACTACAGAAATAATACAAAAAACTTACAATGAAACAATAATTTGGTAAGCATGAATGAAATTTTTAACAAACTAATAAAAGTGGGCATAACACCAAATTCTTTCTATTATCTATATAGTATTAGTCAAAATGTTGCTCCAAATAAATTTATCAATGCATCTATTGAAAGTAAAAGATTACAAAGTGATGCTTGGCTTGATAATAATAACAAGTTAACTTCTAAAGCTAATGTGCTTATAGAATGGATTGATGCTTATTTTAAAGTAAGCAAAAAGAAAACATCCGTATGTAAAATGGGTGAAAATTATATGGAAAAGATAGAGGAATATTTAAAAATATTTCCTACCTTTAAACTTCCAAGTGGTAAATATGCTAGGTCAGATAAAAAGAACTTAGAGAACAACTTCAGATGGTTTTTTGATAACCATGAATATAGTTGGGAAACTGTATTAGAGTCAACAAAGCGATATGTAGATGAGTATGAAGCAAATGGTTATAAATATATGAGAACTTCTCAATATTTTATCCGGAAGCAAACTGCAGCTGAGAAATCTTTTGAATCTGAACTAGCAAATTACTGTGATATGCTGAATAATGGAACTGAAACTTATAATGATTTTAAATTCAAAGAAAAAGTAGTATGATTAAATATATATTATTATTAACTGCCATCCTAGGTAGTGTTTTAGGTTATTATATAATTAATCTAATGATAGTTCCAGTATCTGTTTTTGAGTATTTAGGAATTGAAGGAGTTATAACAATCTTTCATTCAATATATAATAAACTTAAAAATAATATTGAAGTAACTCCAAGTAATTAATAACTCCGCATACATGAACAATACACATAAGACTCCTCCAGTAGAATGGCAGAGTCAAAAAGAGGGCTTTCAAGATTCATTACACTACTTAAAAGGTAGAATGAATGGTGAAATTAAAAGTCTTAGAACACCCTGGCCTAAATTTAATGATGCAATGACTGATGGTATTGAATGGAATACTATGACAGTTATTGGTGGTAGACCAGCAAGTGGTAAAACATTGATTGCAGAACAAATTACAAGAGAATCTTTTAATCTTAATCCCGGAGAAAACTTTAGAGTACTACAGTTTCAATTTGAGATGCTTGCAAGATCATCAGCTATTAGAGAATACTCTAGTGTTATTGGTAGATCATATAAGTATTTATGTAGTGCAGATGGAAAATTATCTGATGAAGATTTAAGAAAATGCTATGAATATGCTAAACAAAAAGTTAAACATCCTATTGATGTAGTTGAAAAACCATGTACTATAGATGATTTTAGAAGAATAATACATAATTATATGGAATTACATTCTACAATTACAGAACATGGTAAAGTATTTACAAAAACAGTAATAACAATTGATCATTCACTATTATTTAAAAAAGCAGCCTATGAGAAAGAGAAACATGATACACTAAACAATTTAGGGGAAGCCCTTACTGAATTAAAGAGGATATATCCTATTGCATTCATAGTGTTAAGTCAGTTGAATAGAAATATTGACCATCCGGACAGAGCTGAAGACGGCAAGTATGGCAATTATGTTTTAGAATCTGATATTTTTGGTGCTGATGCACTTCTCCAACATGCTGATACTGTAATAGGAATTAATAGACCAGGAAAACAGAAGATAAGATTCTATGGACCTGATAGATTTATTATTGAAGATGACAGAGTCATGGTATTACACTTTCTTAAATGTAGAAATGGTGATACTAGATTAAGTTTCTTCAGAGCTGAATTTGAAAAAATGCGGATTGTTGAGATGAATACACCTGCTCAACAAGAAAAAAGAATAGGAACCAAATAATAAAAAATGAGTTTATCAACTAAAGATCCTGTTAACAGGAAAGAGAAAACTATGGATTTGTTCAAAGAACATATGCATAAGTTTGAATTACTTGATATTGAAAATCCATTGTTTATACCAAAATGTGCATATAAGCCATATGGAGGAGCAGAACATGTGATTGGATTTTTTCCAAGTGAAGTGAAAAAAGGTGAAGATATTTATACTGAGTTTGTCAGTATTGATCTTGATCCGGAAGATGTAAACCGTACCCTATATAAGTGGAGATTCAATCCTCACTATGACACAGAGTATGCAACTACAGAACCAAATGCTAAAGGAGATGTAAGATATCTTATCCCTGTAGCTGAATTGATTAAAATAGAAATTGTTAAAGAGGATACACTTCCTAAGACAAAAGAACTATTTCCTGATTTTGATGAGATCATGGATCCTGATACTGATGCTCCTCTATCTAGTTTAACTATTAGAGATCTTGCAGCTATAATGTTGCAAAAGCCAGTAAGTCAAAAGAAATGGTTAAATGATTTAATAAAATCTTAAATTATGGGAATAGTACTTCCAACAAGTAGAGTTGCTCCAAGTCATAAGAGTCCTACTAACTTGATAATCTTTTCTAAACCTAAAATTGGTAAAACAAGTTTACTATCTACATTAGATAATTGTTTAATCTTAGATTTAGAAGGAGGTTCAAAATATTTAAATGCTATGAAAGTTGAAGCTAAAACCTTTGAAGAAATCAAAGAAATTGGTCAAGCAATCAAAGAAGCAGGCAATCCTTATAAATATGTAGCAGTAGATACAATAACAGCATTGGAAGAAATGATTATTCCTTATGCAGAAGTTATGTATTCTAAATCTCCTATGGGTAAAAATTGGTTTACTCCTGAAACAGGAGG